ATCGAAGCACATTTTTTCAAGGTTGAACTTTGATTTAATCTCCGGGGTGAGCTTAAAACTGTCGAGTAGCGGGGACTTTAGCTCGATGGAGTCTGGTATATTACAATCTTCTCCTTTGCAATTTTTTTGAGCTGCTAGGAAAATTCTATTTTCACCTTTAGGAAAAGTATAATCCCTGATCGCCATTATCAGATAAAATCTATCCTCATAATGGATATCATAGTGATTCAATGGTCCACCATTCCATCTTACTCTGCAACATTTCCCAAGAATATGGTTTAATTTATCATCCATGTCTATTCGATCATTCTCATCTATGGTCGAATAGTATTTTATTTCCGAGACTTCGGCAGGCCTAATAGCTATCTCCATTCCATCTGGATATCCAAAACCTTCTGATGGCAAATTGGGCAATGGAATATTTTTCCAGTATTCTTCCAATCCCAGAGGGGTTTTAGCTACAAAAGAAGCTTTACCTAAACTTTTTGGTGCTGGATTCTGAATCTGCGTATCAATCTGTGGGGTCTGCTCTATTTGAGCATCTTTTATCCAGTCCGGAATTTTAGCATTAGAAACATCTGGATCATCATCATATTTTAATCCATAGGAGAATTCCTTTCTCCTCAATTCTTGCATTAACTCGTCGTCTATATTATCCATGAATCCTTTTTAGATTATACTAAAGTAGCTGATTTTGTTCCGGCTTTTTCTCACGAGACAAAAGCCAATAAGCTCCAAAGCACAGAGCCGAAAGGCAGTAAAAAATCACAACAGTATGCCAATATGATCCCGTCCATTTCATTATAGTTGCGAAAAGGATGTCGAATCCGAAGGGACAGAAGAAGGTCCCCAGAACCAAAAAGAGGCTTGCTATTTTTCGTTTGATGCTCTTCACTATCGGGGCACATGTATATAAAATTTAAAATCCCCTGCGATTCATAAGGAAAAGCAGGGGATAATCCTTTGTTGAGAATCCTCTTATATATCCTAGTTGAACACGTCTTCGAAATAATCTGCTCTGAATGACATCCTAATCTTATAAGCTTGAGTTCCATTTGTATAATCGAGGTCTAATGGTTTAATAGCCTCAACGGGGAAGCAATTTAGAAGCTTTATTCTTCTGAATACATCGCCCTGCTTATTAAATATAGAAATGAGCATATAAGTTTGGTTAGCATATACGGATTTGATTCCCATAGCACCAGTTAAAGGATTATAAACTAAATCTGACCATTGCCTTAGAGTATTAAAGACATAGTTGGAGTTGTTATCATCCAGGTTAGTCTCAAATTCAATGGCTACTTTAATTCCAGTATCCTCGACAGCAGAAGCTGCATATCTTCTTCTGGAGAATTTGTATCTCTGCTCAAGAACCCCTGGGTTTTTATCAGCTGCTCATCCGAATACTGATAAAACATTTTCAACTAATAATGTTTTACCCATGTTTCCTATTGGGTTAGAAACTGCCGGAGGTGGCTGAATAATTATTTCAAACTGGTTAAGAAATACCGGTTCGTATACGTTAACTGCCGCCTTTGAATTTGTAAAATGTGGTAATCCTGCCATTTTCTAATTTTTATATGAATACGTCATCGAAATGATCAACTGCCCAGGTTAATGATATTTCATATATATTCGTTCCTGTATAGCTGAGGGACATTTCTGTTATTGGGGTTATTGGAAAGCAGTCCTTACATGTTATTCTTCTAAAGACGTCTCCCGCCTTATTGAATACATTAATAACTATGGTTCCGGTGTAGTCCTTTTTCAATCCCATAGCTCCCGTTAGTGGGTTATAGATCAGATCTGACCATTGTCTCATCGTTTTGAAGACATACATTGAATTGTTATCGTCTAGATTAACTTCAAAAGACATCTCTAAGTCAAATCCAGTTCTGGTTGGTGCTGCACCAGCGTAATATCTCTTAGCGAATTTAAACTGTTGAGCTATTTCGCCGGGGTTTTGATCTACACCAAGCCCAGATATTTTCTTAACCTGTTCCAAAAGGATATTCCCGTTTCCAGGAATACCATTTATAGGAACTATTGCAGCTGGAGGTGAAATTGTCACCTCGAACTGGTTAAGAAATACCGGTTCAAATTTATTGACGGAAGCTTTAGAGCTAGTAAAATGTGGTAGTCCTGCCATTCCTTTTTATTTTATATATTTGTCCTCTTCTGTAGTGACAAAATTAACTGAATTGGATGAATCCACCCGAGCTTATTCCTCCTGTTCTAGTTACCGTTACCCTGTTGATGAATTTGTGAATACCCCTTGCTGGTTCAACAATAACGTCTATTATTCCGAGATTTTGATCGATGATTGCTGTAGTGTTATTCGAAGAGTCCATTATCGTTAAGTAGTTGTAGATTCCACCAACGGATTTAACCCCCGAAAGATAATTATCAACCAGAGTCTTGATTTCGAGTCTAATTGAATCCTCATTGAAATCAAACACATAGTTTGAAAGAATATCTTCTATTGCTTCTTCAACAGTGATCAGAAGATCTCTAACGTGAAGGTTATTGAAAGCCGAATTCGTTCTTTGATATCCAGTTTGGTTACCGTAAATAACGAGTCCGATTCCTCTTCTTTTGACAATCGGGTTTAATCCGAAAGGCTCAAGGAAATCTCTATCGTCGTTGCTAAAGTCATACTCAAGTCCGATGAGATTAGCTCCTGAAAGAATACCTCTTTTTTGACCTGCTACGATTGAATAAGGTTCTCCTGTGATAAACTTCCTAATGAAGTTATTGGAAACGTGTGCCGCAGGAGGAATATTCATGTTCTTTCCATTCTCTCTGATTGTTAAGAAAGGAGAGAAGAATCCGCAGAATTTAGCTCCGAGGTCCTCGTCAGGAAGTGTAAATCTGAACGAAGGATTCAATGATAAGTTTCCTCCATCCGCGATATACTTCGGATTGAGAAGAGGTTGTGGCTCAGTAGATGTCGGAAGCTCTGTAAATCTAGGATCTATAGAGTCTATAAATTTCTTGATAGAAGGGGCATTACATATTGCCAAGCACTTCTGACGAAGTTTAGCAAGTCTTGTAAGCTGATTCTTAGAATTAGTCTGTAATCCGCCATCAAATGTATCAACAATGTATCTGAATGTGATAATGTTTCTGTCCGCCAGTGTTTTAGCCAAATTGGTGTTAAATAAAACATCCAATATTTCATTCAGTCTGGTTTCTGTTCCATCTGGTTTGTGAGTAGACTTCATCTTAAATCCTGGGAGATAAGAAAGTGAGTAAGTATTGATGAACTTATGAACCGCCTTAAATTTATTAACCTTTGAAGGTACCCCAGGATAAAGCTTGATAGGTCTGTCGGTCTTGACATAGATTGTGAATTGTCCAGGAGATCCAGGTATGGAAACTTTTCTTACCTCAATGATTCTAGTCAATCTGCTCTGTACGTTTTCAGTGAGAGAATTATCGAATAACTGAAGATCCGTGGATACTAATAAATCACCTACCTTAACTGTTTTATCGTCAGCTTCTGTTGTTGAAATCTCCACAACATTCTGTGAAACTTGGGAAATTATATCAACATACTCATTGAGGTTACCAGATAGAGAGACTATAACGAATTCGTATGTTCCTGCTTGGTTAATAGGAACTGCTACTGAGCTCTTGAAGCTAAGCCCAAAATCTGCTACAGATTCCGCTGAAGTAAAGTCTGAATCCTGATAAGCTCTAATTACAAGGTTATCAAATCCGTCCCTGTCTATATTTTTCTCAAACTTCACATACTGGACGTTTGATCCTGTTGCATCCATCCAAACAACGTCTCCGTCGGTGATGTTTCCGTTTGCCCAGTCTTGATATACCGGTGAGTTTTCGTATGCTATGTAGCTATCGTTAGATCCAACTAGATCACCTGGAATATCAGGTGATCCAAACACATCATCAAAGTCAAAGTAATCTGGAGTACCAAATTGATATGCGTTAACTGATGAGTTTTTGTTTGTATCGCCCCAAGGCTCTACGTAAGTAGTTGAAGCACTGGATGTAACCAAAGGATGGCTAAATCTTATTCTCAACTGAGTTTGATTACCAACGGGAAGAGTTCCGTCGGTTACAAATTTAACTTCTTCGACTTTAAGCTTAATGAGTTCATCAACATAAAATCCTAGATACCCTGCTGCTGGAAGGGTGTTCTTCACTTTTCCTACAATAAATCTCTTAGAAGGAGAATCAATTTTGGGTGTTAAGAAATCCTTCAGAACTGTTATTTGATCAGAATAGTTTACTCCTGTAAATGCAGTCTGTAAGTATGGCAATCCACCATCTCTAGCCGAAGAGCTATACGTCTGCATGTCTGCAATATCTATACCTTTATCTCCAGGAGAAGTGAATAAAGAATCACTTAGCAAGCTACCAGTTTCAATCAGTGATAGTCCAGGAGAAGAAGCTTCAGCAACTTCAATTCCTGCTGAAGATCCGTCGATGCTCTTTGTGTATGAGAAGTCGGATACTAGGACTTGATTGTATGAAAGAAAGTCTACTTTTTTAGGTGTAGAAGTAATATCAGAATCTACTGATATCTCGTCGATCAAATGGTGTCCAACCAAATCAATGAAGCTTGTGTTTGATCCAAGATCATCTAAAGCCTCTTCGTTGATGGCACAGAGAATTCCTGTTTGGCCCGTTTCATTGTTTATGAGGGTCTTGATATATCTGTTTATACCATTTTGATCTATGAAGTCTGGAATTATTGTACCAGTGATACTCAGAACCACGTTGATTTGATTAAGAGACAAAAAGTCGTCTATTTTTGATTTAATAAACCCTTTGCTGGTAAAGTATGAGCTAAATATTGGATCGTTAGCAAGTGCTGCGTAATTGGTCCAATTCCCACTAACTACTATGACATCAATGAAATAATCTGAGATGTAATCATAAGGGTGCATAAAGTTTGGAACATTAGCCGCCCCGAAATACTCAGATGCCGTGATATCAAATCCTGTTAAAGGAATTCTAGAGTCAAGCGACTTTTTAACTATGATGCTAACTGGATTCTGCCCAAGATTAACGAGGTGAAAAAGCTTTTTATTATCCGGCTGTGATCCACTTCCGTCCGCAGCTGCGAGAAGGTAATTTGGATCAGGGAACCAGAATTTTTCCTTATTATAGTATGAGGATACTAGCTTATCCTGATTTTCCAGTGTGGATGTATAGTCGCTAGTTGAGTTTTCACCATTGAACTCTTCAGTATCAATAGAGAATGCCCTATATCTAGCAACATCAGCTCCTGCAGCATAATCTGGGTCGCCATTTTGGTCCATGCTATTATTCAGTTTCAATAGATTTATAGCGAAAACTGGCCCTAGCTGCAAGCAAGTCTGAATCGATCTATGGAAGAATGATCCCTTCTTTTCCAATGTTTTGTCTATGTCTCCGAAAACTGCTAGTGCAGTCCTAATATCCGGTATATAAACCGGTGTATTAAAAGGACCAATGTTTGAAAATCCGACAACCAATCTGATTGTCTGAGGATTCACAATTAAGTTTTCTGAAGCGTCAAATTCTAGAGTGTAGACCCCAGAGCTCTTGAAAACCGAAAGATCCAATTTTAATTTCTTAGCCATTTGAGAATTTTTATTTGTATATATTTCGAAGTGGGGATTTTTCTATCCTTCCCCTTTCTCTCTATATATATCTTTTCCTGTTAGGAATCGAGGAGGGAATTCACAAATCTATAAGATGTTAGGTCTGTATTCTGTTGTGCATTTGGATCTGTAGAATTCATTCCCAATTTAGCTTCTATCTCTTTTTTGAATTTTTCCGGGATTGTATCATAGACGTCCATTACAAGATCGTCAAAATCACTATTCTCAAAACATGAAGCCACGTTCACTATGGTCATAGCAATATCATCCTTTCCGACCTGGCTGGAATATGATCCCCTAGAGGTTATACCAAAATTGGATAACTCGAAGACTGAATTTTTTTCTGTTATCACCACTCTATTATTTCTACATAGAGTTTTTGTGTCTTCGCAGTACTTTTCTTTATTTTTGGGCGTCAGCTTAACTCCCGGCCTTAATTGCTTGGTGGATTCGGAATGTTTTGTATAAATGAACATTTCCTGTACGATTTCATCTCCTTCCAGAAGCTTGTCCATGAGATTTTCCCCCTTATAATCCAATTCTAGAACTATTTTAACATTTTCATTCCCTAGAACTTTAGAGCATAAAATTTCTATAATTATCTTAAGTTCCTCAATTTGAATGATATTAGATCGGAACATTCCTATCTGGAGCAAACAGAAGAAATCGCTTTCCGAATCAAAAAATCTCCTTTCCTGTATAGCTGAGGTGGGCATGGGAGAAACCTTAAAAATATTTACAACCGAAAAGTCTCCTCCTCCTCCACCTGCGGTGTCAATAGAAATAACGAATCTTGGATTCGCATCGCTTTCAAATACTGATGTTGGGTCAAATTTTGGATGCCAGGCTAGTCCAGAATAATCAACAAGGCTGTTTTCAAATGGTGATAATTCTCTAAAAACAAAGTCCTGCTGGTTTTTACGCATCTTTTTTAGTGTGGAAGAATCAAGGAGGAGTCTGGAACTGGCCAAAAATTGGCACCCATACTCCTGATTGAAGTCTTCCTCTGATCCCAAGCTGGCTATTTCTTTTTTCCTCCATTCTTCGTCTCTTCCAGGGACCTGCCACCATTCTACCCTTATTGGATTGAAGTCATTCTCTTTATCTAATGCAGATTTGTATATCTCATAGAATTTATTCTGACCATTTGGTGTTGATGTTATTATGATCCTGGCTATTTGAGAGGAAGAGATAGTCGGATATACAGATCTGAAGAAGCTATCGATAAAGTTCGCATTAATGTGAGCAAACTCATCCATATAAAGCATATGCACTGTATAACCAATTGAAGATGTTTTAGTTGTGGTTTTTGCCATGATTCTACATCCATTATCAAATCTCATGGTCATAACGTTGTAAATCTTTAGACCTGGCTTCATAAAGAACGGGAGACCCTTCATAATAATCTTGATCTTGTCCATTAATTCGGCTGCAGTATCACCGATGTTCGCCATAATAATGGCGTTTTTTTCATAATTGAAAAGGAGATACCATAATAAAAATATTGAAGATGTGATGGTTTTACCAGACTGTCTGGGTGAAACGAATATATTTTTTCTGTGATTCTGATACTGTCTTAGAATCTGGATCTGATAATCGCGTAGAATTATCTGTCTGATCCCCTCGTCAGTCATAACGTGACAATATTTGTTCGCAAAATACACCACATCAGTGGCGCATTTTTTGATTTCTTCGAGTTCTTCCTCTGTGTATTCAAACAAAATGTCACCTTTTCTCAGCTCAGGATCATTCTCATGGAATGGATTATCCAGTTCCTTATAATCTATGCCTATTTCCTCAGCATCTCTAAGCAATTTATCGACTTTTTCGGTCGACCAATAATTACCCCTTTCCTGTATGTTATTAGCTGTATTTTCCATAATTACATTTCGAATAGATCATCGTCTATATCCAAAGTGCAGTCTTCACCATCGTCGCCTAGGGGATTTCCCTCTTTTTTAGATGGATTAATGAGACTATCGTCATGATCTAGGATCTCCGCTTCTTTAACTATCACGTTAGTTTTCATTAAGTTCTGCAGGCCTTCCATTAAGGATTTATTTCCCCTTACCTTCAAAGTATCTCCGGGATTTATTGATGTAACATTTCCATTTTCGTCCAAAGTTATTGGGTTTGAATTTTGTTTTTGTTCCGCTTCGGATTTTAGTTGCTTGTAGTTCTTTTCCATTTGCGTCATATACGACGAAAAGTTCTTAGGCATCTGCATCATCTGATTCTGAAGTTGTGCTAGAACCTCAAACATCCTTGGTTGAAAATTACCAGAATCTATTTCTTCTAAGAGCTTAGTTATTGCATGCTGAGCGGTTCTGACATTAAATGCCATAATAGAAACGTTCAGAGCATCGATTTTTTGCTTTTCGTTGATGTATTCCTTTCCTTCTAAAAGATTAGGATCCCAATAAAATTCGGCCAATGCGCTTAATATCCTTTTCGCCTCAGATTCAACATCTGTTTTTATTGAATCCAGGTTCATGACCCTTTGTGGTTTTAAAGGGGGTAAATCAGGGGATTCGATCCCGTTGAGCATTTCGTCTGCAAGGAGGATCTCATCAAGACTCTTTTTGATCTCAAGCTCTTTTTCCTTACTGAGCTGTTTATTTTTTGGTTTTCTTCTTGGCATAATTAATTTTTATTATATTTCCAGATGAATCCACCCGCACTTTTTCTTTCGCCCTTACAGCATTTAATTACATTAGAGCATGGGATATTAAATTTTTTGGGTATCTCGTATAAAAAAATTTCGGAGATAAAATCCATTTCTAGAGTATATTGGTAGATTATTTTTCCAGCATTATATGGTTTTATACCCATTCTGCCTTTACTCATTTTCTTTCGTATGTCATTTGGAATTTTTTTACCAAGCCATAAATTTTTAATTCTCTCGATATTTTCGCTACTTTGTTTATGTTTACCAATATTACTAGTCCTTGATTTTTCTACCCACTCAGCAGCTTTTTTATCACCCACTTTTTCTATATAGGATTTTCCTTTATTAATTCTGCTTAATCTCTTTTTTGTTTCAGGGGAATGATTCCCAGTAAACCCTCCTCTATATGAATTACACCCTTTAAATCCCTGTCCTCCATTTGTTAGATTTAAAAGTGGACCAGTTTTTTTATCTTTTCTACCTATCTTTTTTATCACATCTCTTTCTATTCTATACGCATCCTGTTCACTAAGACTCTGAAAAATTTTTAAAGATATTGGTGTAATTCCTATTTTTTGAAGGTATTCCAATTTTTCTCTAAGCCAGATATTACTGGTTTTTCTATTATATTTATTTATTCTTCCATTTTTACCCTTTCCTATATAAAAAGGCTCATACTCAAAAGATAGATCTTCATAATCAAATTTCCCTTCTTTAAGGGGATCAATATATACGTAAACATAAAATTCATCCATGAATTATATATCTTATCTATTCCTGGCAATTTTGGCGAGCCTTAATACTGGTTTAGCGTTATCTATTATGATTGCTAATTGAGAGTCTCCCACCACATTCTGATTTAATATGGTTGATTGCTTGCTTTCCTCTATCATATTTTGGAATAATCTGATATTGGTTAATAAAAGAGGGGAAGAAGATACCTTATATGAGTAATTATTTGTTCCATAGAATTCACTATCATAATCAGTTTCAATCGCCTCCGGAATGTCGAATGTATAGGCTTGACTTAAGCTTCCAACCAAAGAATGAACTAGGCTTAAGTCTGAGGTCTGTGCCATTGGATTGCTTGGATCATATGTCATCATCCACACATTCAACGAGTATTGCTTGAACACATTGGAGAAATTAAAGACTAATCCGTACCAATCCTCCAGTCCTGGAATAAATTGCCCCAATACGCTAGATATGTTTTTACCAAATGGCGAATAAATCTCCAAATTGTTAATCTTTATTCTAAAGCTACCTGTTTCGACGTAATTCGTCTTCCCAGTTTCATTTGTCCCGCTCCAAATCATATCGATTCTTAATCCTGATCCATTATAATGACCATTGATAAGATTTCTTAATTGGGCTTTCTGCATTTTCCAGGTTGCGGTTGTTCCTGGAAGGGGTGCACCATTATCCTTAACAACGAATGTGTATTGGTCTGGTATGGAAAGAACCTCAAACCCTCCGGATCTTATACCATCACCTAATATTGAAACGTATCCTTCTGGGTTAGGAGCCAGTGAAAGATCATGTGGTATAGGAGCTGTTGAATATGTTATTGTACCCGGCCCTGTTGATAAGATATTCACTGAAACCTTTGGGGCTGGTCTAAAAACTAGCTTTGATTTATCGATATAATTTTGAACTCTAAACCAGCAAGTAAAGCTCCTCTCCTCAGATTCTGTTATGACTGGTCTCGATTTCCACCTTACAGCGTCTTTTTCCTCGTCTTTTAATACCTGTGGAGGTGATGTTGGAGTTACTGTGTTAGGATCATCAATGAATAATCTAGCCAAATCATAATAAGCATTAAAAACTATGGTCCAATTATTATTAAGGTCATACTCTATAATAGGGAGAAGTTTGTGTATGTAAGATCTGGTTGGATCCTCAAACCTCCTTTGTGACGTAGTAACGTACTGCTCTGGTTTAGTCAGTTTAGTCTCTTGATCTTCAACTTCTTTTCCAAATAGATCTTTAGTATTGACAGTGTAATCATGTAGGGCAGCTTCAGCAGCCGGATCATTCCAATTTGTATTCTTTTGAATTTCGTACTTGACCAACTGGCATTTAAAGTAGACCGGATAATTATTGAAATCCCTAAATAAATAAGTCGATTCTATTCTATAGATCCTGTTAGTAAGAGGAAAGAATATAATGTCTCTCTTTCTTGGTTGTGAACCTTTACCGAAGATAGATTCAAAATATCTTCGATCTATATGAATTTCGAATGGTGTCTCAAACTGTAATCCAAAAGAATCAAAATTTATCTTTGCGTCTGGAAAGGTATTATTAGGAACCATTATTTTCATACACTTCTCATCGACAACATCGAATAGAGTGTATTCTTTGAGAACCACATCTTTCCCTCTTCCCTGGGGTTGTACCGAATAGTAAATCACCTCATGACCGAAAACATTATTGACCAAATTACTTAGGTCCTGGTAGATGTTTATTCCTCTATTGACGTCATATGGATTGAATGTGAAATTACAATCAGAGAAAACAACAGGGAAGTTAGTTAACTCCCTGCTGCAAAGAGGAGCCGGTCTTCTAGGAAGAACCCCGTCGTTGCAGTCGAAAACCATATCGAGTTCGAATCTTTCTACTATTATTTCAGGTGAAAGCCCAGTTCCTGGTGGAAAATAGGGACTGGAATTTTCATCTGAATATGCAGTCATTCTGAATTCCACATAAAATTTATTGGCAGGATCCAGCACCAGTGATTGAATACTTTCCTCAGTAAGAGGGCTCCATAAAGACCAGTTTATTCCATTAATGCTCCATCTATATTCAAGAAATAGAGATATACCAGGAGTATTTTCCCCAGTGGTCTCTATGATCCATCCCCTGAATTGTTTAACGCATGTAAGAGGTTCACTATACGAAATTATCCGATAATTCCCTATTGAAGAGAATGAAATTACTTCGGCCATTTATTGATCTTTTTATAGGATATATATCGGCCTCGTTAAACTAAGATTTGTTTATCTCGTTATTTCTTGATCTGAACTGATAATTCCTATTCCCTGTAGAATGGTGCTGTTGTCCTCTGGAACTGTTCCAAACTCAACCTTAGCTCTAATTCCTCCCTGCATAAGATTTCCCCGGAATCTCTCGGTTTGAATATCAATCTGTGGAAGATATGTTTCGCAAGAAATTGTAAAGTTTAATGTTATCCCTTCTCCCCTAGTTGTTCCGTATGTGAAGCTAAAAGCATTTTGTCTATCAGGGGGAGAATCTGGAAGACCTACTTGGACTGGAACCTTGAATCCTTCAAATTCAAAATAATATGTAAAATTTCTGAAGAGAATTTGCATGGTCCTTTGCTGAACTTTAAAAGCATCCAGAGTTGTATCAACCTTAATTTTTATGCTTATGGATATGTCCAGAGGAATTGGGTTCATGTATGCAGAAAATGCCTTCATTTCGCTTCCAGACCCATTTTGCACTTCCTTGGTGTATGTTGCTCTAACGAACTTATTTGTCGATGCTGATGTGTTAACTCTAGCATTCTGAAATTCAACTATTCCTCTGGGTACCACGTCATAGTTTCCCTCTGCAAATGCAGGATTACCATCACAATCAGCATAACTAAGGTAAAAATCCTGTAGAAATGGTTCGTCCCCCGCCATTGAATAAAAGAAGGGGATAAATACCTCTCTTTTAATCTGGTCCGATCCTGTTTGATAATAAGTGATCTTATCATTCATATTTCTAAGAAGACCGATAATTAGTCCTCTGAAAAAAACATCATCAGTATTAAACTTTTCTAAGAAATTCATGATTATTCTGCTAAATTTAGGGGAGCACTACCACCAACCGATGGTATTCTCCTTTTTATCTCGACCTTTCCTATGTTTTCTTGATCGTATACTAATAGATCTTTATATGGAAACGATAGAGAAGTTTCGTTCTGATTTGTGTATCTTGGATGGCTGAATTTCCCAGTGGAATATTCGGTATCGTTTAGAGCTATAATGGATTCAAGATTTTCCCCGCTGAAATGCGAGGTAATCTCATTTTTTCCCCTCCTTTCAGAAACCGGGACTTTGTATTTGTAAATAAAGTATTCCTTTAGAGGAAGATCTGTTAGAATTCTAGCTGCTGTTTTAACTACTAAAAAATAACTGAATCTGGGCTCTAGATTTCTTACTGTTCTTGTTCCTGCTGGGAATATTTTGGCCATTCGGTAAATCCTTTACTTATATATTCCAGGATCTACCTTGTCACTATTCTGTCCTCTCCATCTGAAGATCTGAGAAATTATTTTTCTTTTGAATATCTATTCTCCAATCGAATATTTCTGTGGGCATTGGAGCGTGGTTAATGACGAAGATGTTGAGACCCATATCATCGCAGATCTTTCTAAGTGTGCTTAGAATGGTGTGTACACCATCAGGATCAACTGAACTAAATATCTCATCCAGAAAAAGAAGATTTACGCTGGAAAATCTGATTTTCATCAGTTTTATAATCGCAATCAGTACCGCAAAATCTACCTTTTTCATTTCTCCGGTAGAAAGTGTTTGTGTCGATATTTCCTCACCCATATGATAGATTGAAGCATTAAATTCTTCATTGAATACTACCTTATAAGGAAGATGTAATTCCAAAAGAAGTTCAAGGATCTGTTTGTTTAGAGAAGGGAGAATAGTCTTAATCGCTAGCTGTTTGACCCCCCTTTCTCCCAATACCTCATCTAGGGTTTTGATCCATGCCTGTCTCTCCTCGTCCCTGGATTTAGTTTTATTAAATTCCTCCAGATCTGACTGCAAATTCGCAAGAATTTTATTTAATGACGCAATCTGCTCGTCCCCTCTACCGGATTTAATTTTTCTTAATTCATCTCTCAGGTTTTTAATATTCATCTCTATTTTTGTTCCCTTTGAAATGAATTCGGCTCTTGAGGAAATTATATCAGATTCTTTGGCCTTGGCATCCGAATATTGTAACTCGTATTTTTCCAGGTCCTTTTTCATAACATCCCTCTGGGTCTCAAGGTCCTTAACCATAGAAACATAAAATTCAGTCTTAAAGTCGCCTGAACATGTTGGACATTTATCCTTCTTATAAAGAGAAATCTTGGAATCTAGTGAGCTTATTTCATTTCTACATGCACTTAGAACCTCCACTGCTTTTCTGACCTCCGACATAGCAGAAGACTCCCTCTCCTTGAATTCTCTGAGCTTTTGACCGTGTATTTCTAATAGAGAGGTGAATCTATCCAAAGATTCTTCAATTTCTTGAATCTTTTCCTCCGAATTCTGAATCAACCTGCTGGTTAGGTCCTCAATTTCTCTCTGCGAATTGGTTATAGACTTAGATGTTGCTGATATCTCCCCCATTACTCTTTCCAGACCAAGCTTTATATTTTTAGCCTCCTCTTTTAACAGGTCCCTCATCTCGTTCAGGATATAAAATCCGAAAATCTTATCGATGATCATTTTCTTGTCATTAGAGCTCATTTTTAGAAAACTCTTGAAATCATTAATCGAGAGTGAGATAGTGTTATTAAACACATAATACGGAATGTTTAGAATGTCTTCTGCGAGATACTCCTGAACATTTTTTATTCCGGCCTGATCGTATGGAGAACCATTTATATAAAGGTTAAAAATATTGGGATCTAATCCTCTCTCAACCATATATGTGTTTCCAAACTGCTCGAATGAGATTCTCATCCAGGCCTCTCCGTTCAATCTGTTGGGAATATCTTTTAACTTTTTACCTTCAAGTTTTCCGTATAACCCAAAAGTTATCACGTCTGAGATTGTAGACTTGCCAACCCCATTTTCCCCAACAACCTGAATAAGTCCAGCCTTTTCGGGAAATTCTATTATTTGAACCCTGTTCCCGTACGAAGCAACATTCTTCCATTCAATCTTCAGAATCTTCATCTTTTTCTTCTTTGGTTTTATCTGATGATACTTTACTGTATAATATTTTTATTGTTTTGAATATCTTCTCTTTTTTATCTTCCTCAAAATTAGTGGATTTAAGATATTCACTCACCAGCTCCAGTATTGAAAAGTTTTTACCATCCAAATCAAATATAAAATCCTCAGAGTCTACCACTTCTTCTATATTGGATACTGGTGTAAATGTTATCTTTATAGGAGATGTTACCATATCACTTAGAATCCCGAGAGGGCATTTAACCGCTATCTGTGGATCTATCAGAATATCAACGAGATTGTTCTGAAATAGAAAATCCAGCTCTATAGGAGTTGAATTTAGAACTTTTTCAAATGGCATTCTTATAAACCTGGGAGATATCGTATTTTCAAAAAACTGTTCCTCTCCTGAGGTAAAATCCAATATAGTGATGCCCTTGGTATTTTCTGTATCTGATCTGGTTAACTGGTATGGAGATCCTAGCATTCTGACCTTTCCATACTTTTGGGCATAGTGAACGTGTCCTGAATAAACTCTCTCGAATTTATCAAGATCCTGATATGATATCCCCTCATCAATCTTTGTGAATTTATTGAACATGAGTCCTCTTATATCAGTGTGGCAAAAGAGGTAATCGTGAGGATCCGTTGATTTTAGACAGGCTGACTCTTCCCCGTGATCCTTTCTCCATGGCATCATAAAGACGTTTTTCTCTCCAAATTTAATCGAGATTGGCTCTTCATAAATGCTAATTCCTGGAATCCATTTTAGTGCTTTGAGAGAATTTATATCATTCGAGTTTTTTCCATAGATGTCGTGGTTACCACAAATGATGTATATCCCATCATGAAAAATCTCCGAAAGAGCTTCAAATATTTCTATTCCCAGATTAAGAACCTTAAGATTTAGAGATTGTCTACTGTCAAATACGTCACCTAAATGAACCAAACAATCACCCTTTCTGTAATTTTTACGACAGAGCGGAATAAACCATTCAAAAAAGAATTTCCTGTGAATATCGATCCATTCATTGGAATTATTTCTAACCCCCAAATGGGTATCAGTGATAATGAAAGCTCTTTTTACCTGTGATAGATCTAAAGCCATTTAGAATATTCTTTTGATTTTCTTTTTACTTAATACCTGATAATTTTCTTCCATCTCGAGAACAATTTTCTCCTTGTACTTCATATGAATGCACTCGTAGGCCTTATTATATGTGATAGCCATGTAGTCGCAAATTGTTACGAATTTTTCGACGTATGTGAATTGGGAGGATTCCAACTCATCAAACAAATCCTGAAATATCATCGGAATTAGATCCTTTGGTACTTTTTTGTTTGGATTTAAAGCAATCCATCTGGATTTATTGAATATGTCATCCAATTTTTCGTTGAGCTCTTTATAATAATAATATTTTTCATCATCAACGTCGGAAGCTCCATATATGTTTTTAAAGTCAGTTGCGTTTCCACCCTCACCCCATTCTATGATCGAGGATTCTAGTTGTTCGTCGCCGGGATCCCCTGGATCATCATTTAATTCTTCCGATAGATCTTCTTCAACAAGCAGTCTTTTTTGTTTCATTACTGTTCAGTCATTATTTCAGAATTGGGGTCTTCCCATATTCTCATATAGCTATAGTCAACCAGAAATTTTTTATAGGCATTTTTGTATCCTTCGTCTCTGTTTGCTAGTACTTTTAATTTATATTCATTATTGGAATACATCAGAGGATCTTGAATAATTCCAAACATACCATCTACCGTTGCCACAAGACCTGAAGATTCAGATGCTGAGTTCATGGAGAGATCCGTTGCGTCAAATTCAGATTGCTTAGTCTGTGTCGCGGTGACGAGTGCCCAGCCATTCCTTTGTGCCATTGCTCTTAAATCCTCTGCAATCTGCTTGATTTTCATATAGGTATTTTCACTATTGGGATTTCTCCAGTTTTTAAGAATGTTGATGTAGTCAATTATGACGATTTTGAATTTAACACCCTTAATTTGTTCGGTTTTAATCAACCAATTTTCTATGTCAATCACAGAAGCGTTGGATGTTCCAAATTCTTTTATGAAGAGTTTCCCTGGTAGAGCTAAATTATCAAATGCAAGATTCTTTATCTTTTTCTTGATTAGTTCTGAATCCTCTGCTGCCTTTTTATATTCGCTCATTTTTATACCCAAAAGATTCGCACCTAGTCTTTTTATGTATTTTCTATCATTAAGCTCCAGAGTTATTACAGCCACATTATTTGAGGCTCTAATAGCTTGGCAAGCTATGTTCCCCATCCATAATGTATTATGTGAAAGAATTCCAGATGTCCAATACCTATGGTCTGGATGATTAACCTCTAAATCATACATTTCTATGATTTCGTCCGTTTCTATTATCGAGACTACCTGCTCTATTCCAGTATTTGTTATTAATGGATCGCAGATCTTAAGATCTTTCGTAAAAACCTGAATAAAGTTTTCTAAAAAAACTATGTGCTCATCCGCACATTCAAGTTTATGTGATTTTGTTTGAATTATCCATTTTTTATATGGAATAGTTTTTCCTATTCTTTTTATATCCTGCCACCCAGAGTCGGCTTCGATTTCCCATTCATCGGTGTCTATAACATCTAAAAACTTTTTATCCTTTTGCTCAATCATTTGTTAAGAATTTTATACACTTTTCTAGAACTACACATGGATGTTCATTAAATTCTTTTTCCCATACTATAATTATAGAATATCCATTTTTTTCTAAAAGACTTTTTCTCCAGCCATCCATTTTCCATTTAGCTGCAGCTTTTATAGTTTTACCGCCCCTTTTAGTTACATAATCACTTTTATAAATTTCTGGATTAAAATGCCAATAATCACCATAAAATTCTATAATTTTATTTTTATACATAAAATCGACAGAAAAAATATATTTATTTTCCAATATTATTTTCTCTTCTGTACCATTTTCATGATATTTAAACTGTTCTGATATATTTTTCTCAAATCTGGATGATATCATGTTAAATAGCATTTGAGAATTTTTAGAAAATTTAGTATTTAGAAACATTTTTTTCCCTAGTATTTCTAATTTTTCCTCGTCAGATTTTGAATCCATTTTATCTAACCATTTTTTCTGCCTTTCTGCCCATCTTCTTTCTCCCTCTGACATACCATATTTTTGTATACATATTTCTTTTGAGAAAGTTTTTTGTTTTTGAGAAACTACTGATAAAGCATCCTCTCTGGTATATCCTTTTTTAATCCAATAATCTATTGATACCCAGGATTTACCCTTCATATAATTTGGATCATTACTAAGTATTTTTTTCAATTTATCACGGTTTTTTTGGATTTCTTTGTGTGCTAAATTTATAGATTCGTCTTCACTATATCCCTTATTAATCCAATATTCCCTACAATATCTTGAATTTTTTTTATCGAAATCCTTATCCTTTTCTCTTTTCTTTCTAAATCCCTCCTCAGTGTTTCTTTTTTTAATTTCTCTATCTTCTTTTGACCATTTTTCGTATTCTTCTTCACTTAGACCATCAATCATCATTTTATATTCCTTGGAAAATGGTGCAATTGATTTTTTATAACATTCGATATCCTTGCATATTCTCATGTATCCTTTGGTAAACCCTTTGAATTGAGCAGGATTTCTACAAAATCTACATTCGGTGTTTGCATTATGATTTATGAAATTAATATAATATCTCTCAAGGTCTATGTTTCTATGTGATCCCAAGTGCAATTGCAAGCTCCCAAGTGATTTGAATTTCCTATCGCAAATTTCGCATTTGATCTGATTTGATTCTTTCATATAGATTTTTTATTTCTATATTATATATTTCACCAGTCCGTTTATTCCTAACTTTGGTTATCCCAAGTCCGCATTTACCAACTTTTGGCTGCCCTAGAAAGACATAGAGACACTTGGCAGAAAAACCTCCACCCAAACAATAATCTATGAAATCATATCCGCTGGAAAATGTCTGGGTAGTGATCTGTTCGTGGGCATCAGGATCTGAAAAATCCAATCCAGTATCAAATGCAAAATCCAGGTTATTTCTATCAACAACTATTGATTTGTAGGTATTGATAACGTCCTTAATATTGTCTGGATTAACATCTGTGCTCTTAATATAATTGATGGAATCTATGGCGCTTTGTTCCAGAGTTTTCCATTCTATCCACGCCTCGGTATTTTGCACTAGCCATTCCTGGTCATAATCCTCAAGATTAATTGACCACATGGCATCCAATATCTCATCAGATAGCTTATCTCCTATATTTAATAATCTTGCTGCTTCTCGTACTTGGTTTTTCGAAGGAACCTGTGAATATTTTGTCCAAAAGGATTTAATTACCTTGAAAGCCTCCTGGTACTCGGGGCTTTTAAAATAGGAAGGCCTACATGATTCAATGTAAGCCGAATTAGATAAAACGGATTTAAACCAAACGTTTTCTAAGTGTGTATTTTGCATATTTTAAATGTGCGGGTTTTCTTTTATCTTATACCAGGACTTTCTTCCAGAGGTTCTTTCGGTTTTTTCAAAAATACCTTCTTCGATCATCTTCTTTATGACAGATCCGTG